AATAACAGCATCAGAAATCTTATCATTAATATCTCTGTCACCTGTATAAGATGGTGGAAATACACTGTTTTTACTTCCATCCGGCTTATAGGTAACGGCATTGGTTAAGTTATTGATTTGTGCTTGAAGATCATCAATCTTTTTATCGACATCTTCTTTTTTGTAATACTTTACTTCAACCTCATCGTGCATATACTTTGCAACACTTAGATTAATCAGTTTCAATATGAATCCTTTTAGATCATTTAGAGTATTTTTCAACTTACCAAAATATGTTTTCTGATTAGTTGAATAATCAATCATAGAATTCATGGCTTCTTGAATATGTTTAATATTGTTATTGTAATCATCACGAGAATCGGAATTAGCAACGCCATCAAACAAATCTAAGTTTAGTCTTGCCAGGTAGTCTGGAAATTCTGGAGAATCTGGCCAAACAACATTATCATCAACATTATTAAACTCATATATTTCTGAATCGTAATTACCATTATTATTTTCGTTTGAAATAATAACGTTCTGCCCATTCTTAAATGATAGAATCACATGTTTACCTTTTTTAGGTTTTAACTTCATATCTTGTGGAAATTCTGACTTCATAACTGCTTTTGCTAAATCATATTTCAATATCTCATCCCCTTTCCTTTAAATCTGATAGTTGACCATCAACCATTTCAAAATAATTATTGGTAGTTTTAATCTCAATAATTCCATTAGTCGAATCCTTAAAATAGGCCTGCATATATCCTTCTTCGATAGATGCGGGTTTATTTTTTGTATTCAAATCAAAATAAAAAAGACCTGAAGTATTAATTAATTTCAAATCTTCTACATAACTGACATAATCATTTTTAATCATCCCTCTAACAAATTCTGTCAATCCTAAGACTGCCAAATAATGTGTTTGAGGATAGTAATATTTTTTAGTGATTGGATCAGCAATTCTTCTAATATCTGTCACTAAACTTCGCCTACCTTAGATGTCCATGGACCAGCAATCGTACTATTTGATAATGAAATGGCAGCATTCATTCTGGCAAGATTAAATGAACTCTGAATTGACAATTCATAATCCGTTAATGTCTGCGGTGTGGAATTCAAACTAACTTCATAGATATCCTGATAACTTAACGGATTATGCTTAACACTAACCACGGTTACCCAAGTAGTAAAATTTTCAGCAGGAATATTGCAAAATACCATATCTCCTGTATCAAAAACATCACTGCCGTTATATGTTAATGAAATTGCTACTTCTGGTTCTGTCTTCATTTGTGACAAAGCATATTCACCCATCTCAACAGGATCTTCAATTTCATCATTACTTACTGATGGTCCAGGTCTTTCTCCCCACTCAGCAATTGATTTTTCATCCCTAACAATGAACGGATCAAAATAATTCTTAGAATCATCTGATCCGGTGTCATCGTCAGTATCATCCTTAACTGCAGCAGGAGTTATATCTTCATCACCACTAAAATCAAAATCTTCAGATGAGACCCATTCACCAGTGGCTACTTGATACCAGGTCTTACCACCTGCACCCTGACTAACTTCACTATTGATTCTCCATCTAGTTCCATTAGCCAAAGTTTTACCTATTTCATTTTGTGGTGCAAATGGGGAATCATAAATCTTGGCTTCAGTAACTGCAGGTTTTGTTTCTCCCTTGTTACCGGACCCCGTGGAAGTATCTGAATCATCAGTAGAAGTATCATCTCCAGCATCTGTATCCGTCCCCGTATCTGTATCGCTATGAGCCTTGATAGTCCCTTGACCCAATACATCGGTTGTAATGTGATTCTCCGGAGAAATATCACCATTTTTTTCAAAGGTAATATATTTCTCATTTACCCAACCATCAGTTGAAACACGATACCAGGTTTCGCCATTGGCAGTCATCTTTGAATCCATTAGCCATTTAGTACCATTCGGAAGATTTTGAACGATATTAGTAGGTTTATCTGGATCAGTCACAACTGGAGCACCATTCGATTCCATCGTTGAAACAGTCCCAATTGCTGACCCAATGGTTGAAGTAACTGGAGCGCCCACCTTACCAAATACCTTAGTAATATTTTGTAAATCTGTTGTATCAATACTTGCCTTAAATGTAGGTGTGTCATGGATATATCTAAATGACTTATTAGTTTTATGCTGCCATGAATCCATGGAAACTAACTTAATATTCTTATTATCAGCAACAACTACCAGGTTAAATTTCTCAATACAATCATTGATACAATCTAATCCAGACTTATTACCGTAATCAGTAAATGTGGCAGTCTTATTACTACCAACAATCGACCAGGAGAATCCTTTATTACCTAACTTGTTCTGATCAAAGACAAAACTCATCAAGTCACTAGCAGATAGCTCCTTTTTACCTGGCAACGTGTCATATTGATAAACATATTTACAGTCAAACCATACATGAGTGGCTGAAACTGTTCTTTTGTTGTCATAGGATTCGTCATCTTTATCGGCCTGCTTAATGTGATATTGCTGTCCATTATAAGTAAGCCAATTTTCATTTTGTAAAAGTTGATATCCTATGCTACCGTCATTTCTGGCGGTGAAGTTAATTTGATCAGTCTGATTCATCTCCTTTTGAATCTCATTCGTATCACGTTGAATACAAGTTAGCGTTTCTTGATACTGACCGGCTTTATCACTAACAAAGATACGTGGCAATTTATAAATCATAGATAAATAAATGGAAAATCAAAGGTTACTGTTCCAGTAAAGCCAGTCAAACTGAAATCATTCCAACCTTTTTGTAAATTTATAGACTTATGGTTAGTTTGAATCTCACAAGCATTTCCATTCAAAAATGGATGTACTCCTTTAAGAATTAGCTTGTCTGAGCTAACCACATTGCCTGTGAACGAAAAAGAATCGCCAGTGTCATTATTAGTTAAAGTAGGACTTCCATTCCCTACAAAGCTAATATTTAGCTCATGGTTTTGTTCATACGGCTGTATATCAAAATCGGAAGGATTAAATATTCTAAAAGTCCCAGCATTCTGTTTATAATTTAAATCCTCAAATGGAAGATTCAGATTATTACTCAAAACATAAGGATTCTTTGAAATATCAATTGGGAAATCTTTAGATCTAACAACTGAATATAAGTATGCTGAAGGCATATCGAATTCAACTGTAAATGTCTTATCTAGATAACTGATAGAAGTAATATCAAATGGCTTGGCGATACCATAGAAGCATCTACCAATGTCATTTGTTTGACGTACTCTAACAAGTTCCCGATGAAAGAATTTTTGATAAAGTTCATGGCATCTACTCTCAAATGAAATTTCATCAGTAACTTCCAAATAGAAATTAGCTTTAGCAGTTCTAGCACCATATAAAATTGGTCCCTGCTGTTGTTGGCCATCCATTCCTGAACTACTAATGAAGTTAGATTGAGATTGCGGTGAACTTAATGTTATATCTAAAAAATGCAACCCACGATAATCTTGGATTGCAAATTCATCTTCACTATTAGGCTTTATCAACAACGTATTAACACGATATTTTCCATTAGTTAAAATACTCAAGACTATCATCTCCCCATTTGAAATTTAGTTATTTTTCTATCCTTTAAGCCAAGTTCATTAAGCATGCCATAAAGTTTCTTGATCAAGTTGGAACTATCAGTGGAATCACTATCAGATGACATTAATTCAAGCATCTTAGCTAGAATCTTATTCTGAATTTCCATCAATAGTGTTTGTTGTTTCTGATTCTGTTCGATTGTAACCGTATCTACATCAGTTGCAGTAGAATCGCCACCATTACCAAATCTAGCTTGAGCTTCACTCAAAATTTGCATTGCTCGAGTTTTATTAGTGAGAGGTATAACCATCTCTGGACCTGCTTCGCCAACAATGGCATTAGTAGCCTGTGTTATCAAACCACCTGCAGCCATTAGTCGTGGTCCTGAGGGACCTGAAGCACTACCACGCCATTCACCGTATTTTCCGTTGTATCCCATTCCCATGTCAGTACGCCATGTAGCATCATTGAAAAGAGCAATCAATTGATGCATTGGATTCCAAATATCTGTAAACCCAGGCATAGCATAATTTCTAAAGGTTTGGTCAATATATTGAAGAATACCCTTTGATGGATGACCTGCTTGTGCATTACTATCAGTTAAATTAATAGCTCGAGGATTACCGCCAGACTCATTTCCGATAATGCGTTCAATCATATCAACATTGAAATCTGATACGGTCTGATGCATATAGGCAGCTGCAGCACGAATCATAGGACCATAGGCTTTAGCCGGCATTGATCCACCAGAGCCACCCATTGATTCAATCATCTTATCCATCACACCTTGAATGTGATCTTTTACCCAACTACCAGCCTTATCAGCGGTCTTTTCCAATGCCCCTTTAGCAAGATCAGCATATGAGCTAATCTTCGGCATAACCTTGTTACCGGCGCTAGTCATTAATGCTTTGGTATTCTCAATTGGATGTTCCATGAATTTAGAGATAGCTTCAAACTTATCTCCCATCCATGATCCAATATTACTTAATGAACCCTTAGCCCAATCAATAAGACCACTACCGGCGTTTTCAACCGAACCAATGATTCCACCTTTGGCATAACGTTGAACACCGACAGCGTTCATAATACCTTTGGTTTCATCACCATTATAAATACGAGTACCTGCAGGTAACATTCCCGTCCAATTACGTTCCTGGCTCATCATTAAATCACCAGTTGGAAGTTGAACTAATTCTTTCCAGTTAGTACCCTTTCCATCATTGATAACTGATAGATGCTGCTCAACAACACCACCTTGATCAAAATGAACTTTCCCCATATGGGGAACGGATGTCTTCTTACCAGTGAAAAATTTCCAAACGGAATCAATCGCATCGACCCCAGAATTGATAACGCCAATTACGCCATTAATTCCGTCAGCTGCTGCAGATTTTATTCCTCCCCAGATTGAACCAAAGAAGCTGGCCATATTTTGCCACATTTTATTCCAGGTGGAAGAAATACCACTTAGTGAATTTGAGATGATATTGGATAAGGATGCCATTATTGGAGCTGTGAAATTTTTAATTCCTGAAAAAATTGACTTAAAGAAGCTACTTATGGCACTAAGTGAGGAGTGCCATATATTGCTTATTCCGCTTAGTGCACTACTTGAGATACTAGATAAGGAACTCATAATTCCTGAAAAGAAACTTCTTAATCCGGAAAATATTGATCTAAAGAAACTACTAATGCTTGAAAGAATTGGTCTAAAGAAATTGCTCATTTGAGACCAAGAACTCCGCCATACATTAGCCATCCCTGACATAAAATTCCTAAACCATGCAGTTAATGGAGTCCAAATAACCTTAACGGCTGCAATTAAAGACTTCATTATATTTTTTAATGGTTGAACCAATGGTTTAGTTATTAAAACTGCGATACCAACTGGTAAAGCCAATGCATAAACTACTAGCTTGCCAAAACCTTTTAAGGCTCCGACAAGTGCATTAAGCATGTTCTTACCTATTTTGGCAAAGGCAGATACCCACTTGGATGTTATTGAAGTTACTCCGGACCAGGCTTTCTTCATTTGACCTGGTAACTGACCAAACCATTTACTCATACCATCAAATCCAGCTTTAGCTTTACCAGGCAATTCGCCAAACCATTTACCAATATTAGTAAAGAATGTCTTCATTGACTTAAATAATTTATCAACCGCATCGTGAAATGGCTTAATTGTTTTGTATGCCGTAACCAATCCAACTGCAATTAATGCAATGGCCGCAATAACTGCGACTATGGGATTAGCAACCAGAAATGAAATTGTTGCAATCATTCCACCTATTAAACTTACAACCTGGCCAAGAATTAATAATACTGGACCAAGTGCGGCAACAATTAATGCTGTTTTCACAATAAAATCTTTAGTACCAGGGCTCAATTTTGAAAATGAAGTAACCAAGCTCGTAAGTTTTTTAATCAATGGAGTAATCGAAGGCATTAACTTAGATCCAATAGTGATTGCCAAAACATTCATTGATTCTTTAAATTTATTCATATTAGCAGATGCCGTATTATTCATGGTATCTGCTATTTTCTTTGTTGATCCGCTGGCTTTTTCAGTCTTGTTGGTTAAATCCGTTAAAGCATCTCCACCTTGACTAACTAAAGCATTCATTCCGGCCTGAGCTTCAGTACCAAAAGCCATAGCAATAGCTGAGGCCTTTTGTTCTTTAGTCCATCCCTGAGTATTATCTCTAATTTTATTTAAAATTTGAGGTAATGTTAGAGCATGGTTCTTGAAGTCTTCAGCATTAATACCAAGTTCTTTCATACCTTCAGCATTCTGCTTTGATGGTTTCAACAATCTGGTCAGTGTCGATCTAAGTGCTGTACCAGCCACTGAACCTTTAATTCATTGTTGAGACATTTGAGCAATTGTAGCTGCAGTTTGTTCAAGTGTCATACCAGCCGCATGAGCAGTAGGACCAACATAGGTCATTGCATCACCCATATCTTGAAAACCTGCAGCTGTTGCATTAGCTGTATAGGTCAAACTATCAGTAACACGCTGGGTATTCTTTAGCATACCAGCAGTAGAAGTCGATTTTAATCCAAATTGTTCCAATGTTGAAGTTGATACATCCATTACAGAGTTAAAATCTTCACCTGATGCCTTGGTAGCATTTAAAATTGAAGGCATGGCTCCTAATGTTTGTTCAGCATTATAACCACGTCTTACCAATTCAGCCATTCCGGCATTAATTGAGGTTGTAGATACACCATACTGTGTGGCCCATTTTTTAGAATCATCACTCATTGAAACAATTTCTTTCCGAACTTGTTTAACACTATCGCCATTTGTTTGAAGTAGTGGCTTAATTGTGGCAATTTGTGATGAAAAATCAGTTGCACTTTTAACTGCGTAACCCATACCAGCAACGATTGGGACGGTGAATTTAGTAGTCATTGCAGTTCCGGCATTCTTTAATGCTCCACCAACGGCACCTAGCTTTGACGACACCTTATTAAGTGAATCAATACTTTGTGCTTGACCACTAGAAAAATTCTTAACCTTTTTACCTAATTGATCATATTGATATTGGGATTTCTCTTGGACTGCATTTAATTCAGCAATCTTAGCTTTCTGATCTTGGGTCTCTTTAGCATCTTCACCCTTGGTTTGAACCAAATCTGCCAATTTAGCTTTTTCGGAAGCAATAATCTTACTATAATTATCAACTTCTTTCCCCAAGGCACGATACTTAACAACATTAGCTTCAGTTTGTTTACCTTGAGTAGATAAACTATCGACTTCAACCTTTGTCTGTTTTTGAACGCGAGCCAAGGCTTCTCGATACGAATCTGTTCCACGTTCAGCCTCTTTAGCAGCAATCTTCGCATTCTCTAATTGACGTTGGTACTGAGCCTGTTGAGATTCAGCTTTATTAAGTTGATTGGCAACTTTCATGGCAGAATCTGAATACTCACCATTAGTTTTAACTGCAGTATCATATCTGTCTTTTAATGCTGAAATCTGTTTCTCGTTGACACTCATCAGTTTAGATAGTTCTTCAACTTTGGAACTTGCCTTCTCGTAAGAAGTGCCAGTTGTATCCAAGACTGATAAGTTAGCCTTCATTTCACTCTTGGCCAAACGAAATTGATTTTGAATTGATTTCAATGAATCTTCAAATTTGGTTGATTGCATGTCCAATTCAATAATCATTGAACCAAGAGGTCGCCCACTACTAGCCATTTAACTGACACCTCCTTTAGAAGTTCTTATAGAAGTCCTCTGCTGACATCATTTGAGTATTAGCAGAGGAACCATTGTCATCTGATGTTGCCTTTCGATGTAGATAATTTAAAAAGCTATCAGCATCTGCATCATCAATATCTTTAAATGACACGCCGTTTTTCATTTGTTGATCGGTTAAGTCATCTAAAATTTTCAGACCTTCAGCTGCCGTTATTTTTTTGCTGGATGGTCATTATCAGCTTCAACACCACCCATGGCATCAGCTAAAATATCTGATAATGTAGACATCCCATCAGAACTTAAACCATCATCAATAGATTGAACGGTTACCTTAGGATTCTTAAATAAACTGGCCACCAGGGATTCCATAGCCTCCAAATAAACATCATCTTTACCAGATAATTCAACATATTTCTTTTCTTCAGCACTAGTTAATAATTTTTTGTTATCCATTTTTGTATTAAGAATCTTGAGTTCCGCAGAATCTTCCTGTTGCATTTTGTTAAACTTCAAAACTTTTTTTAATTCACCAAATGAAATACGATTTTGTTCATAATATTTAGTTTCTTCAGATTCTGGATCAAATAATTTAATTGAAATCATTATGCGGTTGCTCCTTTATTAATTGTTGGTGTTGTGCCATCAGTTTTATGACCTTCGTTATCAAGAACTTGTGTTGAATCGTCTAAGTCTCCAGTAAACCCAGGGAATACTACCTTTGCAAATTGAGCTAAAGTAGTTCCATTTGAATTGGAAGCCTTAGTTTTTACCAACTTGTCTTTTCTTCTCGTAATGGCACTACCAGTGAGAGAAACGTTATTTGGCGTCATACCTTTATCTTCACCAGTCTTGAAATCTTCAGCATCTTGAGTTGAGAATTTAGCCTTAGCAATTCCAATCCACATAGGATTTTGATTCAGATCCTGTGCTTCAGCAATAATGGCAACGTATGGTTGTTTGACATCAGATTTAGTCATATAGACACCATCTTCATTCAATTCATCACCCAATACATCTGTTGCTACATCGGATGGTAATTCCATTGCTGATAATTCAATTTTTCCGGTACCTGTACCAGCATTCGATACGTAGTAAGCAATATTAGATGCATAAGTAACATTCATTTGACCGGAAAATCCAGATGTTTTTAATTCGACAGTCCCACCAGAATCTTCATCAAT